GAAGATGCAGGCACCAACATTGACGCTCTCATTGTCGGCGGCCACATTGAAGCAACACAACCAACAATCAAACCAGCACAAGAAGGAGCCAAAAAATAATGGCACGCATCGTTCTCACGAATGCCTATGTCACTGTCAACTCTGTTGATGTCAGCGACCATGTGGCATCTGTAACCCTCAACTCATCCATTGATGTTGTTGAGACAACCGCGTTTTCAAGCACCGCAGCTCGCACCCGTATCGGCGGTCTTGCAGACAACTCAATCACTCTTGAATTTCACCAAGATTATGCTTCAGGTTCTATTGAAGCAACCGTCTATCCGCTTCTTGGCACCACAACTTCAGTTGTCGTCAAGCCAAATGGTTCAACAACATCGGCAACAAATCCTGCCTACACATCAACTGTTCTCGTCTCAGAGTGGACACCACTCAACGGCGCAGTTGGCGAATTGGCAACTGCTTCTGTCACTTGGCCTGTAAGCGGCGCAATCACAAAGACGACTGCATAATTTATGGCAAGACTAGTTCTCACTAATGCCTTCGTGAAATTTGGCTCCGTTGATTTATCCGATCACATTGCTAGCGTTTCATTGAATACCACTTACGACATCGTTGAAACAACGGCGTTTGGGGATACGGCAAAGAAGAGAGTTGCAGGTTTAGCAGATAATTCAGTGAGTTTTGAGTTTCATCAAGACTACGCTTCAGGCTCGGTTGAATCTACGATTTACCCGTTGCTTGGAACTGCCGTAACTTGCGAAGTCAGACCCGTGAACACAACCGTCAGCGCAACGAATCCAAAATACACATTCTCAGTTCTTATCTCTGAATGGACACCGCTCAATGGTGCCGTGGGAGAATTAGCAACTGCAAGTGTGACTTGGCCGATTTCCGGTGCAATAACAAAAGCAACATCATAAAAACCCTAGGGGGAAAAGATGGATGGACTAAAAATCCGCGTAAAGACTAATGATGGATTGGATGCAACATATTCGTTGCGCCCAAGAATCATTGTCGAGTTTGAACAAAAATATAATAAGGGCTTGGCAAAACTTATTGCAGAAGAGCAGAAACTAGAACACATCTATTTCCTTGCTTGGTCTGCAATGAAACACAATGGTCGTGTCGTCAAGCCTTTTGGCTCCGATTTCCTTGACACTCTTGAGGAAGTCTCGTTGGTAACCGACCCTTCTTCCGAATCCACAGAGACAGTCTGACTTATTCAATAGCAGCTCTCTCTGTGGAGACGGGTATCTCGCCGGTGGCTTTAGTTGACGCACCCGATGGGATTTTGGAAGCAATGTTTGTTTATACGAAAGAACGAGCGAAGGCGCGGAATAAATAATGGAATCACCGAACTACAAGATTCAGGTTTCGGGTTACAACAATTCTGTCCGCGCCATCGAACGCTTGGCACCTGATTTGAAGAAGGCTCTTGACAAAGAAGTGCGTGGAATCCTCAGCACTATTGTCAATCAAGCACGCGATCACATTCCTTACGATGTCCACCCTTCAGGATGGATGCGTGAGAATAAGAATGCAGGACTTATCGGCCCATTACAACAAGGTCAAGGTCGTGGTTCATTTGTTCGCTTTGATGCCGCCAAAGCCAAGGCAGGAATTACATCAACATCACCTTCAAACAAATCAACTGCGTCAGGATTTCGCAATTCTTATGGCGTGATTCAACGCGACGCCGCAGGCGCTATCTTTGAAACTGCTGGTCGCGGTAGCAAAGCAAGTCGCGCTCGCACTCGTGCTTCAAGGTCAACAAATCCAAACGCGTCGCAGGATTTCATTCAGACGGTTGAAAAGTATTATGGCGTTCTACCTACTGCAAAAGGTCTTGGTCAAGATAAAGGTCGCGCATTGATTCGCGCTGTTGACGACAACAAGAAACCTGCGCAGCGTGCTATCTTTGAAGCGGTCAGAATTGCAGAACAGAAGGCGCAAGCTCGCATGGATGCGAACGAGAAGGAGATTTAACCGATGGCAATTATTGAACGCATTGTCACGGTCTATAACGACAAAGGCTCCAAGAAGGCTCTCAAAGACCTTAAAAATTTAGAAGATAATTTTGTCAATGCCAGCAAGAAAATTGCTAAGGCATTCGGCGCCGCCACTCTCGCTGCGGGCGCCCTAGCCACCAAACTCGCCGTTGACGGTGTGCAAGCCGCTATCGCGGATCAGAAGTCACAGGCACTTCTGGCAAACGCGCTTCGCAATACAACAGGCGCTACCGATGCCGCAATCGCAGGCGTTGAAGACTATATAGCGACACAACAAAGACTTGTTTCTGTTTCCGATGACGAACTTCGCCCATCTCTTGCAACCCTTTTGAATGCGACGCGAGATGTCACAGAAGCACAAGCACTGCAAAATCTTGCACTCAATATCTCGGCGGGAACTCAAAAAGATTTGCAGACTGTTTCCTTGGCACTTGCCAAAGCAGTTGGTGGGAACATTGGAGCTCTAACAAAACTTGGCGTGCCTCTATCCGATGGCGTCAAAAAGAGTAAGAATCTGAATGCTGCACTCAAAGAATTAGGCGACACTTTTGCAGGAGCGGCCTCAACTCGCGCTCAGACATTTGAAGGTCGAATGCAAGGCATTCGCATTGCCTTTGGTGAAGCACTTGAAACTTTGGGTTATGCCCTTCTTCCTGTCTTGGAAGAATTGGCAACAGTTTTTCAGACACAACTCATCCCCGTCTTTGAACAATTCATTTCTCAGAACAAAGATCAGATTGCTCAGACTCTTGGCGATGTAATCAAGTTTGCTCTTGGAGCCGCCAAAGCTCTTGCCTCAATGTTCAAGACCATCTCGGATAACCTAACAACATTCAAAGTCTTTGCGGGTATCTTGACCGGCATTTTTGTCGGCACCAAGGTTTATGCAGGCATCATCGCCGTTGTTGGCGCACTCAAACTTCTTACCGCACAATTCAAGCGTCAGGCCGTCGCAGGCACCGCCGCAGGCACCGCGACTGCCTTTGCCACAGGCGGTGCTTCAGCATTTGCCGCAGCAGCAGGTTTGACCGCATTTGCAGCAGCAGCAGGTTTGACTTGGTATGCCATCAACTCTTTGACTGATGCCGTCAATACAAATTCAGGTGCGATTGCTACCAATTCACAGGTAATAAATAACCATCTCAAAGATTTAGGTCGTATTTCGCAGGCAACTGCTGCTGCCAACATAGCAAATAAAAAACTTGTTGTTACAACAACGAATCTCAACAAAAAAACTAAAGAGCAAATTGCTAGTGAAAAGGCTCTTGCTGCACTTCGCAAATTGGGTGTTGTTCCGACCAACGAAAAAGACCCAATTCAACTTGAAGCAGCGCGTCTCAACTTACTCAAACAGGCTAACCTAGAGGAAGCTCGCAAGGTTGAGGCTTTGATGGCTAACCTTGAAGCACAGATGAGATTGAATGAAGCGGCTCAACGCTACGCCGATCTCTTGACCGTTCTTTCCGATGCAGTTATCAGCGACGAAGAAGTCTCAGTTCTTGCTCAGAAGTGGAACATAACCAAGGGCGAAGTTCTTGAGTATATCGCTCGAATCTATGCTGCAAACTCAACAGATATTACTGATGGCCCTATTGTCAATCTGCTCATGAAGTGGGGATTGACAAAAGAAGAAGCCGAAAAATATGTTGACTTCACACGCGCTCTCAAAGACGAAAAGATTTCAGACGCCGAAATTGAAGAGTTGATGGGCAAGTGGGGAATGACTCGCGCCGAAGTCATTGCCTACGCAAAGACTGTTCAAGACGGCACCGCACTACAAAAGGCTCTTTCAAAGACTTGGGCAACACCAGGAGATGAAGCTGCCGAAGCGTGGAAACGCGCCCTTGCCGCTCTCAATGCCTACCTTGCCGCGCTGAATGCTAGAACACCTACGCCTGGCCCTGGCCCTGGTCCTGGCCCTGGTTTCCGAATAGCACCACGAGAAACACCAACAACAAGCCCTGCTTATGCTTCTGTGGATGCCTTACAAAGTCACATAACAGATTTAACTGCAATGCGCACTGAAGTCGGTGGCGCTACTGCCCTTGGTATCAAACTCAAAGAGCAAATTGATGAATATACCGACCAAATCAAATTTGGTTCGGAAGCCCTTGGAACTATTGTTGACGAACAAAGCAAAGCTGCAATGATGCGTTCATTGATGCCTGGCACAATCACAGCAGATTCTGGCTTTGATCCTAGCTCATTTCGTATGTCAGAAAATGCCGGTATGACAATCAACATGACAGTTCAGGGCAATGTTCAAACTGAAAAAGATTTGGCAGATGCTATCCGTCAGCGCATTTTGAGTGAGCAAGCAAGCGGCAAACCAATCCTCTTTGTTGGCGGCTTGTAATGCCAGGAACACCGCATCTTGGCGTCAGTATTGACTTTGCCAACGGCCCTGCCTTTGGTAATCCTTTGATTCTTGACGATCCCACTAGCGTTCTCAATACCGCGATTCTTGCCGATGCACCGGCAGATGTTGTTGATGTCTCCAACATTGCCATTCGCGTCAACATTAGGCGTGGTCGCAATCGAATCCTCAATAACTTTGAAGCAGGAACTGCCACAGTTGTTTTAGAAGATGACAATGGCGATTGGAACCCACAGAACACTTCATCGCCGTATTACGGCAAACTATTGCCTCTTCGCAAGATTCGCATTTGGGCCGATTATGATGCAGGCTCAGGAACACAACGCTATTATCTTTATTCAGGCTACATCACAAGCTACGACAATTCATTCCGCCTTGGCATTGATGAAGTCTCTACAGTGACCTTGCAATGCGTAGATGCCTTTCGTCTTTTCCAAAATGTCAACATCACAACTGTCGCAGGAACCAGCGCTGGACAAACAACGGGGGCGCGAATTGAAAACTTGCTTGACTTGGCAAACTATCCTTCAAGCCAACGCATCATTGACACCGGCGATAGCACAGTCCAAGCCGATCCTGCTACGGCGCGGACATTGCTGGCCGCCTGTCAGACGATAGAGCAGACCGAACTTGGTGGCTTCTTTATTGATCCTGAAGGAAGCGCAGTCTTTCTTTCTCGATCCACAGTCTCATTGAAGGCCGACCAAACGCCACTTCTGTTCAACGATAATGGCACCAACATTGCTTATCAGTCCATTGACTTTGCCTATGACGACACACAGATTTTCAATGACATTATCGTCACCCGTCTTGGCGGCACGCCTCAAGAAGTGCAGTCCACAAGTTCAATTGAGACTTACTTTATCCACTCAGGTTCTCGTTCTGACCTTTTGATGCAGACCGATGCCGAAGCCTTGGATCAAGCAAATATGCTTCTCAATGCTCGCGCTAATGCGTTACTTCGTATTGACTCCATCGGCTTGAACCTGATGGACTCAACGGCAAGTTCACGCATCGTGGCAGGTCTTGAATCTGATTTGTTCACTTTGCTCAATGTCACCAAGACTGCGCAAGGAGCTTCAAGTTTTAGCCTTGAATTATTCGTTCAGGGTATTCAACACGACATTACGCCGACAACCTGGACAACAAGGTTGCTTACGGCAGAACCTATAATTCAGGCATTCATCTTGGATTCAACAACCCAAGGCGTGCTTGATGGAACGCAAGGCGTTCTTTCATACTAAGGAGAAGAGATGGCTAAACAGACCTTCACATCAGGTCAAGTTCTGACGGCAGCGCAGATGACTTCGTTGCAACAGACCGCGATGCTTGGCGGTGCTGCTAACGCTAAAACCGCTTCCTATACTTTAGTTGCTGCTGATGCAGGCGATGCTATTACTATGAGCAATGCCAGCGCGACTACAATTACAGTGAACACGGGATTATTTAGTGCAGGCGACACAGTAACAATCATAAATCTTGGCGCAGGCATTTGCACGATTACCGCAGGCACTGCAACTGTTGCAACATCAGGATCACTTGCTCTTGCTCAGAATCAAGGTGGTGTCCTTCGCTTTACAAGTGCGAGCGCAGCTATCTTTTTTCAATTCGCAACACCTGCATCAGGAGATATTGAAGGAGTTACCGCTGGCACCGGTTTGCAAGGTGGCGGCACAAGTGGCACCGTCACTTTATCTATTGCTTCAGCACAGTCGGATTTAGTTATCAAAGGATTTGAAGAAGATGTCAATGTTGTCGCATCTGCTGCGACAGGCACTATCAACTTTGATGTCTCAACAGCTTCGGTTTGGTATTACACATCCAATGCCACCGCAAACCACACATTGAACTTTAGATATTCAAGCGGAACCACACTCAATTCAGCTTTAGCAGTTGGCGATGCCATCACGCTTGTTTGGCTTAACACCAATGGCTCGACTGCCTACTATCCGAATGTCATTCAAATTGATGGAAGCGCCGTCACGCCCAAGGTGCCTGCGGCCATTAGCGCCGGCAACGCCAGCGCGATTGACGCCTATGTCTTCACCATCATCAAGACTGCGGCAACGCCAACCTACACTGTCCTTGAGACTCAGACGAAGTTTGCATAAAGGCTATTGATGTCACCTTTACTTCAGACCTTCGCCAACGGATCAGCACTCGGTTATCGTTCACGAGGTATTGCAGGAGCAGCAACATCTTTTGAGTCTATTGCTACTGTGAGCCTGACAGGAACACAAACGACGATTACTTTTTCTGCCATTCCTGCAACTTACGCACAACTTCAGGTGCGCTATATAGCTGCATCTACTCGTTCTACCTATGGCTTTGACCAATTGTTTATGCGGTTCAATAGCGACACAGGCTCAAACTACGCTTCTCATCAGTTAATAGGTAACGGAAGTAGTGCAACCGCCGCCGCTCAAACTAGCGCAACGCTTATTACAGTTGGAGACAGAAATATAGGTGCAGCGATGCCTAGCACTTTTGGCGGTGGAGTGATTGATATTTTAGATTATGCAAATACTTCAAAATATAAAACGGCGAGATGCTTGACGGGAATTGACAATAACGGAACATATGACGGCAGTTTTTATCCTTACATAAATTTTGCGTCTGGCTTGTGGCAATCTACAAACGCAATAACAAGCATTTCTTTTACTGCACAAAACGGCGATTTCAAAGCCAATTCCCACTTCGCCCTATACGGAATTAAGAGCGCATAATGCCAATGACATATGAACCGATAGCAACAACAACACTAACAACTGCTACAGCATCTGTGACTTTTTCTACAATTTCTGGCACATACACTGACTTGGTTATGGTTGCTAGCATTACTGGCGTA